TATGTTTCATGGCCTGTGTGTGGTTGCCCACGACTTTTGTATTAATGTTTTTTATGGCCATCTCGATCTTCATTTAAAATCATATCGGCAAGGTTTTCAAAGTCTTGCGCTATATAAACTAGGTTAGTGTGCTGTACATATTTAGCTATTTTAATTATCTTCCGCGTTTCGTCATCATCGGGGAGCAGTCCGCGCTCCCCGTAATCAATAATATATCTAAGTATCTGCTCCATCGTCCTCGGAATATAAATCGTGTTTTAATAATACTAACTTATTATACGTATTACGATGACCCTTTTCATCTTTTTTATGGTCAATCCCGAGTATACTAAACAATAAATATTTTAAGGTTACTAATTCACATAGGTCATCGTAATATATTGGACAATGCTCTGATGTAGAAATTTCTATATCGGCAAGGCATTGCATCTTTTGCGCTAGTTCAAGACGTTGTTCGTAATTAACTACCCAAGGCTTGGATGTTTCTTTTTTACGGACGTGTTTTTCAATTACCTTACCCTGTTTCTTGGCCCATTTGTTGAGAGCAAAAGCACATACCTCATAATGTTCCTCACAGGAAAAGATTGCGACATCTTCTTCACTCCCAAGATCAGGGGGATTATTTAAACGTATTTCTACTTTTCTTTTACTCATTGTCTTCCTCCACGCTTTCAGTTATTATACAGCCTTTTTTCTTGGCCCATGTTTCGAGGGCCGTGATGCAGACCTCGTAATACTCCTCGCACGTAAACGTTGCGATTTCCTCGCTCCAAGAGCCCGTTTCGCTTTGTAAATGCACACGTACTGTCATTTATACCTCCACCATCTCTAGTTTTTCCCAGTGAAACTCTTCTTCTATTTCGGCCCACGCAGACTCATAACACGCATCATAGTTAGTACTAAAGGGTGTATCGGTATAATGATTTATCATATCCTGTGTCCAAAGCTCGACAAGATGCTCCAAAGACCTTTCGTGGTCCATGGGCAATTCGTTTTTGAATGTAATCATGTTCGGTGCTCCTCTACGTTAAAATGGACGCCATAACTATTTGGGGCTGTTTGATCTTCGTCCCAGATATAATCGCTCGTGGCTATATCTCTCGCTTGCTCTGGACTATCGGCTTCTATATAAAAGACGTTAGTCTGCACAACCTCTACGCGATACTTCATTTGCTTTTCCTCAACGTATCTTCGGCCATGCTTATGACGGATGCTACATCGGGATGGCTGTTCTCTGTCCATTCGTACAGATCGGCTAGTTTTTCTTCCAGAGATTTTTTTTCGTCGGAACCATTCAGTACATCTTTTTCCCAAAGATCCTCATAATACAGATAAGTAAAATCCTCATCGTTTTCTCTAGCTCGTTCTTGAGCGGGGGTGGTTTTATTATCAATGAACACCTGATCGAGATATTCTAACAATACTTCATCCATTTGTTCTCGGGACGGTTTAGACTTAAATAAAACTAAATCTTCTTCGTCACCCGTATCAAATTTAAATACCCATACTTTATTCATAGTTTTCTCCTGTAGTTGACATAGTCCCATATAATCACAGATAAAACGGCCTGTCAACACAAAAAAAGCCCCCCAGATCTCTGGAGGGCTCTTCATAACTACGGGAGAGGGCCTATGACTTCCCTCAGTATGTAGTTATACGCGACTATATAAGACTTTACAAGCTTTTTTTTCGTTTTATGCGTTTAATTGTTTCCTCATCGTCAAAAACTTTAGAATAATCTATATCCTGTTGTTTTTTGCGGCGGGTCATGCGTTTAAATTTATCTACAACCCCTTGACTAAAGTGACGGATTTGGTGGTCCGTACTCGTTTTTTTAAGAAAATTATTAATGTGAAACATATCTTCTAGTTTCATTCCATAAACTCGGGCTTGGGTAACGGTATACGCACCTCGGGGAGGTACATATCTACTTTAACACAATTTTTATGGCCCACAATAGGATCATTTTGCTGTCCTAATATTTTTGCGTAATGTTCGCATTGGCCAAAGTCCTCAAAATAAATACGGTGCATGGCCCGTTGATCGCTCTCGATATCGGGTACGGTTATAAGGTACAAAATAAAATAAACAATATCAGGCGTCATCGTTTAACCCCCTGTAATCCACGATATAACTATGTTCAACGGGCTCACCGTCGCGAGGTACGCGAAACCGAATATTAACTTGAGTGTAATCCCGATATTCTGTTTCGCGAAAATTCCACTTTGGTAACGGGCATTTTTCTAACCATAAATCAAATTTCGTGCGCGTAGTATGTTTGTTTTTTTCGGTGAGTTCATACCGCGAAATCATGTCAAGTAACTCGTTTGCAAAATCTTGTCTACCTGTAATGACGCCCTCATTATAAACTTCCATATGACTACTATCGTCATACAAGCCTAATCTAGGCACAGAGTGTTCCTTAATTTCTCTTTTAAGGCGTATTTTTATTTTATTTAGTATATCTTTTTTTGTCATATCTTTCTCCTGTAATATATTAATATATATAATTTATCCCATATTATAGACAAATTTTTTTTAGTCAAGGCTTGGGATCAAGCTTTTCTTTCAGCTTATTGTAAATTTGCCAGATGATTTTTAATTGACCGCTGATAGTTCGTCCGCGATCCGCGCTTGTCCGCTTGATTTCCTCGTACACTTCCTTGGGAACGAGGACCGATTTCCATTTTTCTGTGTCCATATGAAGTCCTTGTATAGTATCTTACAGGACTATATAAGATTATATGTAAAGATGCAAGAAAAAAAGCCCTCAGATGAACCAGATCTGAGGGCCGTGAGGTTAGTTTTAGAGCTTCGTTGGCAGATTTGACTTCCCGAAAGCAGTTTTTCTTCGACCAAACCTAGTTCTTACCGCTCCACTCTTTAATTTTGGCATCCAATAAGTGTTCAAACCGTGTCCTCTCAATACACACTTTAGCAAGCAGTCACTTTTTTTACGAAATACATCGCTTACGATCATTGGGTAGGTCCCAACTAGCTCTCGATCACAGAGCGCTTTTGCCGCTTCCAAAGACCTTGAACACGTGGTCAACACACTTTGTTACATCGCGCTAAGTCTGCCGTGATGTACTTCCATGGTTTTAATGGGCGATCAGTATTTTCTAAAATAGTAGCTTATAAGATATTGTCAAGACCAAAAATTAAAAAAATAAAAAAAGCCCCGCCAAGCGGGGCTAGGTGGGAGGAAAGAACCGAAAAAGTGTTAGCAGTAAAAAATTATTTGGCAGTTCCCCAGTCGGGGCCGACCTCAATATCACACTTGCTCGGTATCTCTAAGTCTACCGCAGTTTCCATCATCTGCGAAATAGTTTCTGCATCTTTTATGTCTTTAACCGACATAGCTATCTCATCGTGGATCTGTATCAGCGGTATACGGCCTGTTTTATATATGTCAACCATAGCTTTTTTGGTCATATCCGCCGCTGATGCTTGAATTAATCTATTCAGGGCCTTGTAGGTATATGCACGCTTCAGGCGTGTGGTATCGCCATACTCTTGCACCGCTTCGCGATACGGGAGCGCTTTGTTCATTTCGAATGTATCGGGCTCCCATAGATCAAACCGACATTTGCGTCCTAACAGGGACCGAATAGAACCACTACTACTTTTATCATTCAGTCTGTTTTGCACGCCTGTCATCAGCATCTTAACAAACGGTACCCGTGTGTGATACTGACGGACCAAGTCCTTGGCTTCGTCAAGCGTGATATCCAGTTGGTCAGACATTTTACCGACCCCCATACCGTACATCAGGCCCAAGTTTATTGTTTTTGCTTGTTTTCGTGGTATTTGTGCCATTTCGGCAACCATTGTATGAAAGTCCATGTCGGGATTGTTCCGATAGCCGTGGACAAATTCTTCTACACCATCCAAAGTGAGCCCTTTGCTTTTGCCATACACATATGCATAGTGAACCAAGATGCGTGGTTCCTGTTGCGAGAAGTCAATCGCGGCCCATTTTTCGCCCTCTTCGGGGAGGAACAGAGAGCGAATCATAGGACCAAGCTCGGGATCACGAGCGGGAATCTGCTGTAGGTTCGGGTTATTCATAGATATACGTCCTGATACAGTACCGCCGTCGTCGGATCGTATTTGATTTATATGGCTGTGTATACGTCCATCAGAGTGACAATGTTTCATAATTGTATTGATAAAGGTCCCCGAGGTCTTGTTTAGGTTACGGGCTTGGACAATCAACTGCGGAAGTTCGTGTGTATGATCGCTCAGGAATTGTTTCGTAAACGATGGTGCGCCCTTGTCGGTCCGTGGGTATTCGATGCTGAGAGCCTCAAATGCTTTCGCTATGGAGGCGGCGGCCCATATTTCGATGTCATGCCCCACAAGTTTCTTAATGTGGCTCAGTACGTCTTTCTCGCGCTTGAGTAGCGAGTTGCGTGTGCGCTCGACCTTGTCCTGATCGACCCGTACTCCGCGCCATGTCATGTCAATAAGGCACGGCAGTAGATCGAGCTCAAGATTAGCGATGGGCCATAGGTCTTCTTTACCTAATTGTCCCGACAGATAGTTCCAGAGTTCAAGTGTAAGCTCGGCGTCCCCCTCAGCATACGGTCCCACATACATTGCAGGCATCTTCCAAAGCTCGCCTTTTGGGTCCAGACCAAAGCTACGAGCCGCTTCTACCAGATTTTTCTCGGATTTTACCTTGCCAAGGTGATCGTAGGCCAGAGCATTCAGACTATAACTGAAACGGTTTTCGTCCAACAGAGCCGCGATAAGCATAGTATCGATAATCCGACCGTTGAGCGTGAAGCCCATGCGCCGTATCCACCCCGCATCATACTGGGCATTGTGCATAATTTTATCAGCGGGGCTCTCGAATACTTTCTGTAGCCACTTGTTTACTATACGCTCATCCAGATTACCGCCATATTTGTGACGGATCGGTATGTAGCCTGACCAATCGCTGACGGCAATGGCATAGCCAACAACCTCGCCATCTCCTGTAGCCCATCCCGCCCCGAGTGTTTTGATATTTGGATCGCGTGTTTCAACATCTATGGCTATTTGTTTGGCCTCAAAAATGTTGGGAAGCTCGGATGGCGGTAGCCATTCCGACTTCGGCGTATCAAACGCTAACTGCAAAGACATTATTTTTCTCCTCCAAGAGCGCCGTAGCCGCAGATATCAAGCCAACTATCCTCATGGTCTGGTGTTTCTATCAGGCGGGACAGCTTGACCGCTATCATACATTGGTACACTTGCTCGACCGTGACCTCTTTATTGAGCAAGACCGACCATAGCATAGCTATGCGTTGGTGATTCTTGTGGGCATCGCCGTAATCCTTGGCCCGTGGGCCGTTAATCATCTTCTCGGCTTTGTTTAGTATTTGCTTCCTGTTCATATGCTGTAACTCCTCAATGCGTCTTCTGGCTCGATTAAATATAAGTTTTTTTTAGTTCGTGTCACACCGACGTAGAATACGCGGTGCAGTTCGTCAGGGTCCTGTTCTGTTGCTTTGGATGCGGCGGGGGACACATCAGTAAATAGCACAACGTTTTCCGCTTCACCACCCTTTGATCCGTGGATCGTGGATAGTGTTATACGGGGCGTGCCATTAAACTTCTCTCCGCGACGGAGTAGAGCGGTAATGTAGGCTCTTTCGCTGTCGGGTATCTTATCCATAGCGTCGTGCCATATCATATCGATAGTGGCAAACAAGCCATGATCGCGCTGTAGCGCTTCGAGTGTTACGGTTTCATCGTCCATAAGGTGCGGTATTTTTTTAAAACCACGCTTTACACGATTGCCGACAGACATATAGCTGTAGATTATACGGGCAACAGGAGCGGTTATCTCGCGCCCTTTGCGCATTTGCTCCCATCCATTGACCGCTTCGCTTACCTTTTGCGAGATGGATCGTTTACCGTGGTAGGCAAACAGATGACCCCGACTACGCAGACTATCTATCAAGCCGTGTAAAAAATAATTTGCTTGGGCAAGTATGAGCCACGTGCCCTCAGATAGATCTATTTCAGATACATCATTGATGCGTTTTACCAATCCATCTTCTTGTCGGGGCAGATAGGTTTTTGGCACACGTTTGTGTATGCGCTTAGAGATTCGTGAGGCCAGAGGATGTATGTTCTGTGGTACGCGGTAGGACTGCTCAAGCACTTCGTACCCCCCATTAAGTCCGATAAAGTGCTCGACATCAGCCCCCGCCCACTTGTATATAGCTTGGTCATCGTCTCCCGCACAGTAAATTTTATCAGAATGTTTTTCTATAACATGAGCGACGTCCCATTGTAGGGGAGACAAGTCCTGTGCTTCATCTATAAAACTAACACTCAGGTTCGGACAAAACTTTGAGCTTTCGTTTACGAATATCTCTAGCATATCGGTAAAATCGTACACTTTTAGTCGGCTTTTGTAACTTTGTAAGGACCGTGCGACGTAAGACAAGGTCATCCAGTCTATATTACTGTCCGACAGATTATACTGTTTACGCAACGGTATTTTTTTCAATCGTGCTAAGTTTATAATACTTAGATACGGGTCCGCGTTTGAGCTAGAGTCAAATATATTATCTTCGCCGTTAGCGGTGTCAGGCATAAGACGTATACCAATAGAGCTTGATAGTTCTCTGTAATGCTCGTTTTGCATCACTTGTTCAGAGCGTATGCCCGACAAACGCAGAGCAAAGCTATGTAATGTGCGAAACCATGGTAGTTGCGTTTCGTCAAGACCAAAGCGTTGACACGCACGTTCTACTGCTTCGTAAGCCGCTTGGCGCGTAAAGGCAAAGTATCCTATCTTAGAGGGAGGTATGCCTTGACGTAAGGCCTCGTCAACTTTATTCAGTAGCGCTGTCGTTTTCCCCGTCCCGGGAGGTCCGTATATCCTGAATATCTTTGTTTGCATTTTCTTCTTCGATTTTATTAACAATAACCCGCACTCTTTCTCGGGTTACACCATACTTCTTACCAATAGCCGTGAGTGTCATGGCTCTTTCGGTGCGTAATCGGTGCATTTCACGGTTTCGTTCTTTATAAGTCGAGGTCATCTTCTGCATCCTTTATACTGCCATACTTCTTTAAAAACAGGGGTGTCTTTTTTCCGACCCACGCTCCCAGTACATTTACTTCAAAAAACTCAACAGCATCGTCATATGACATATTATCACGCCGACACAGTATGGCTATGCATTCGTCTTTATCATAGGCAAATACATCCTCCATATTAAATCGCGATGCTACGCCTAAAAATGCTTTATCAAATCCGTCTGCTTTTAACATTAAAATACCTCTTTCTTTTCATCACCACCAAATTCAGGAGCGGGTAGCTCCACTTCTACCGCATCAAACGACGGTATTTGCCACAAGCGTACAGGGCGTCCTTTTATACGTAAAAGTGTGCTTGTACCGCCTATGTCACGTAAACGTTGTGCTATCTTATGGCTTTTGTATTCAAAAAACTTGTTACGCTTTAGGTGCGCATCAAAATCTTTTAGCCTAAAGTATGTAACTTTAGCCTCTTCGTCTGTCCATGGCCGTTTTAATAATATCTCTTCTTTGTCCTCCGCCTGTTGCATATGCTGACAAAACTCTTCAAGATGATCGTAAAACTGTCCGCTTACGCTCGCATCTTGCGCAACATCTATGATCGCGCTTTCGTTTTCTTTCATTTCTTGCATCAAGGCCCCGATACGGTTTTCCCATATTATTCGAGATACGGAGCGGGGCATGAAGTTTAGTTGCTCCATGCATGATCGTTGAAATATAGCTTGGTTAAGCAAGCCCTCCGTATCCATCTCTAAAGGCTCGCCGTTTACATCAACGAACCATACGGGAGGTATCGAGTTATATTTACGTAAATTAGCTATGACGGCGCCCTGTACAGCCGCCCCCACCCCGTGCTTCCGTGTAAGACACAGGGTTTTGTTGCAGTAAGCGTTGATTGGTGCATCGCTACACTTATACGCATACTCTTTACGTTCAAGCTGTTTAGCCACGATGTTGACCTCACTAAGTGGCAACGGGGGCTCGAGATACTGCATATTATAATTAAGTATTTCTGTCTCCCAACTGTCGGGGTAGGCCTTACGTAAGTATACACCAAGATTAAATAGTCCATTATTTCTACCGCCCTCGGATATTTTCTTGCTTGCCAATATCTGTAGACATGGCGGACCGTCCATCATGGGCTCTTCTTTTTTAGCGTCCCCTAGCTGTAAACTAGCTATCTGTTCAGGTGTTTGTTTATACTGTTCATACAGTTCTAAAAACTCGTCAAGCGTGGCGCTCGTGCCGTCGTCCTTGATGGCATACCGCAGACCCTCTTCCGCGTTGAAGTATGGTAGGTTTAGAAAGTTACCGACATCGTCACGGTCTAAATGTAACTTGATCTGCTTTGGAAATATCTCACTACCGCCGTAACCGAGCGCGGCAGACATTTGTTGTAATGTAGCTTGCATATCTTTCGCTTCTATCCATTCTGTGGCAAACAGAAAGCAGTGCGCTCCACCTGATTTGGAGCGACAGATAACCAAAGGCAGTTTTAGCTTACGTATTTGTTCTATTAGCTTCTTATGGTCAAGGGGATATTGATCCACATCAATACACCCCCAGACACATTTGTTTTCCTCGTTTATGGGTATGATACCAATACCACGGCCTTTGCCTGATATATGACCCTCCCATAGCTCTGTGGACCGTGGCTCGCGAACTATCGCGGCACGGCCCGTGCTCTTACCATTTAATTGCTTCTTATCAATCTTAAACGTGCCATAAGCTAGTTGCAGACCGTCAAAGATTGCGGCAAATTTTTCGGTTGATGACATAGTTAGAACGGGATCTTATCTTTGTCATCGTCATTCTCGCGCTTTACTTCAACGTTGC